AGCCCAACACACTGGATTATGCACCCACGCCGTCTAGCTTTCCTTCTTGCAGCAACAGACACAACTGGTCGCCCACTTGTAGTACCAACTGCAAACGGCCCAATGAACGGTGTTGCAGCAGGTAACGGCGCAGTTGCTTATGGCAACTCAGGTTACTCATTGATGGGCTTGCCTATCATTGCAGATGCTTCAGTAGGAACAACTTATGGAGCAGCAACAAATCAGGATGAAATCTATTGCGTTTCAGCACCTGAATTCCACCTTTGGGAACAACCTGGCGCACCTTTCGCATTGCAGTTTGATGCAACAGGCGCTGACAAGTTGCAGATCAAGTCAGTAATTTACGGTTTCGCTGCTGCATCCGCAGAGCGTTACCCACTTGCTGCCTCAATCATCTCAGGCACTGGTTTAGTAGCACCAACTTTCTAATCTGAGAAAGTAACAAATTGTGTGGGTGGGGTTAGTTCCCCCCGATTAACCTCACCCACACTTCTTACTGATTCGGGGGAATCAATGAAGTCAGGTCATACAGTTTCAATCGGATCGTGCGACCCAGGAACAGTCAATGGGGCGTTTGCTTATAGGCTGATTCAGCTCGTTCAGGCACGATCCACACGGCTAGGGCCGTTTGTTAGGGTCAAAGGTTCAGGCTTGCTTTCAAAGCAGCGCAACCGAGTAGTAAAACAATTTTTAGAAACGAAGTCTGATTGGCTTCTTCTTCTTGATAGCGATGAACAATTAACACTCGATGCTTTCGATAAGTTGATTGAAACCGCACACGATAAAGACCGCCCAGTAATGGCGGGGTTAGTCTTTGCAGGATTCGGCGTTGAAGGTGCTTTATATCCAAAGCCGGTGCCAGCAATCTTCCAAGATGCACCTGAAGGATTCCTGCCGTTATTTAAGTATGACAAGAATTCAGTATTTGAAATTGATGCAGCAGGTACAGGTTGCTTGCTAGTGCATCGAAGCGTTCTTGAGAAGATGCGTGATAACGCTGATCCGCATCAAGGCACGGATTGGTGTTGGTTCTTTGATGGGCCTATCAACGGTGAATGGATAGGTGAAGATTTACTCTTTTCCCGTAGAATACGCTCACTAGGTTTTCCAATTCACGTTAATACAGGCGCAGTCCTACCGCATCAAAAGTCATATTGGATTGATGAAAGACACCAAGAACATTGGAAATAATAAAAAAGATTTTGCGTAGAAAGCCTAAGCCAAAAGAAACGGCAACGGCACTACCGCAACTTGAGAAAGCGATACTGCCAAAGGCAGAGATGAGGTTAAAGCGTGGCTCTAACTAACTGCTACACCACACTTGCTGAGCTTAAAGCAGCGTTGGGCATTGAAGATAGCGTTGATGATACTGCTCTTGAAGGAGCGATTACTGCTGCAAGCCGTATGATTGATGACTACACAGAGCGTTTCTTTTACAAGGATGGATCAGCAGGTTCACCTGTATCGCGCTATTTCACACCTCAAGATATTACAGTTTTGATGATTGATGACATCTACTCAATCACTGAGGTTGCTATTGATGCTTCTTTTGACCAAACCTATTCAACAGTTTTTGCCACATCTGATTATCTTGTTGAGCCTGTAAATGCACCACGCAAGAATTGGCCTTACACCCGAATCATTGCAACAGGATCATATATTTACCCTTATCCACTGCCTCAGTCAGTACGCGTAAGAGGCATTTGGGGTTGGACTGCGGTTCCTTCAGAAATCTCTATGGCTACCCTGATCCAAGCCTCACGCCTATTTGCACGCCGTCAATCTCCATTCGGTATCGCAGGTGCGCCTGATTTGGGCGTTATTCGTCTATCTGCTCGCCTTGATGCCGATGTTGAAGTTCTCTGTAAGCCTTTTCGCCGCAGAAAGGGAGTTGCTTACTAATGAATGTGAGCAATGTCCGAGATGGGCTTAAAACACGCCTGGCAACCATTTCAGGTTTGCGCGTGTGGGATGTAATTCCCGACCAGGTAACACCGCCCGGTGCGGTAGTGGGTCAATTAGATTTCACATTTGATATTGACAATGCGCGTGGTTTAGACATTGCCAATGTTGATGTCTATGTGATTGTTCAACGATTTGATGCACGTTCAGGGCAAAACAAGTTGGATGAGTGTCTAGGTTCAGGAGCTAAATCAATCAAAACAGCGATTGAAGGAGACCGAACTCTAGGTGGCACAGTAAATACATTACGCGTGACAAGAGCCGAAGCAGGTACTTATGTGCAAGGCGATACCACGTTTCTTTCATACCGATTCAGCCTCACAATTTGGGGATAAGGAGAACAAATGAGTTACACAGTTACCTCAGACCTTGAGGTTTGCGGCAAGAAAAAGGGTGAGGTTCTCACCGAAAAAGATTTGACTGAAATCAATGTAGAGGCGCTTATTGGCGCAGGTCACATTTCAGATTCAGCCTCAAAGCCAGTCACAGCAACCGAAGGAGCAACTAAATAATGGCACGCATCGTATTAACAGATGTAAAATGCACAATCAATGGAGTCAATTTGAGCGATCACATTGCTTCAGTCACACTCAATGTCAGTAACGATGTTGTCGAAACAACGGCCTTTTCTTCAACTGCTGCTAAGACACGCGTTGGTGGTTTAGGAGACCATTCAGTAACTCTTGAATTTCACCAAGATTTCGCTGCCGCAAATGTTGAGGCAACAATCAACGGTACAACATCACTTGTTGGCACAGTAACAACAGTTGTTGTTTCTCCAACATCTACAGTTTCAGCAACTTCACCTTCATATACATTCTCAGCACTTGTCTCAGAATGGACACCTTTGAATGGCGCAGTTGGTGAGCTTTCAACAGCATCCGTCACTTGGCCTATTTCAGGCGCTATCACAAAGGCAACTTCATAAATGGCACGCATCGTTCTTACTAACGCTTCAGTGGTATTCGGTACTTCAAATGATTTGAGTGACCATATTGCGAGCATTACTCTCAATACCTCTTACGATATTGTCGAGACCACGTCATTTGGATCAACAGCAAAGACCCGTATTGCAGGGCTTCAGGATAATTCTGTAACTTTGGAATTTCATCAGGACTTCGCAAGCGGATCAGTTGAATCCATTATTTATCCGCTTCTTGGCACAGCCATCAATATCAAGGTAAAGCCTGTTGCAGATACAGTCACAGCAACAAATCCACAATATGCGTTTTCAACTCTTATCTCTGAATGGACTCCGCTTAACGGAGCAGTTGGAGAATTAGCAACCGCATCTGTAACTTGGCCGATTTCCGGCGTAATTACAAAGACAACAGCATAATCAACTAAGGGGGAAGTAATATGGATGGATTGTCCGTAAAGGTTAAGGTCGCTGGCGTAGAGGAAAATACATATCCTCTACGACCACGCACCATCATTGCATTTGAGCAGAAATACAATAAGGGTTTTGCTAAATTGCTTGATGAAGGTCGCATTGAATATATCTATTGGCTGGCGTGGCACTCAATGAGAGAAGCCGGAGTTGTTGTTAAGCCTTTTGATGGTGGTTTCGTTGATACTCTTGAAAGTGCAACGCTGACTACAGACCCAAATTCCGAATCCACAGAGAATCTCTAACATACAGCATTGCTGCAATCTCTGTGGAAACAGGTATCTCTCCGTTGGATTTGCTAGACTCACCGCCAGGGATTCTTGAAGCAATAGTTATTTTTCTCAAAGAACGCAATAAAGCGCGGAGTAAATAGTGGCTGAAAAAGAAGTAATCGTTTTAACGGGTATCAAGGAAACTATTGATGCTCTTAAAGAGTTTGATAAAGATGCCGTAAAGCGATTCAATAAAGTCATTAACTCCGAGCTTTCGAGCGCAGAAAGTAGCGCACGATCCATTGTGGCTCGCATTAACAATTCTCAAGGCACAGGTACGCCGATGAGTGGGTGGAGACAAAAAGCGCCAACGCGCCCTTCAACCACTCGCGGTGGTGCTGGTTGGCCTGCGTGGAATCCTGCCGATGTTGCAGCAGGAATTGTTAAGTCAAAAGCACAGGGTCGCGTTCGAGGTGATTACACCACAAGCGCAGGTAAGTTAATAAATAAGTCTGCGCCAGGTTCAATCTTTGAAGTTGCAGGGCGTAGGACTAAGGGAAGCGGAGCGCGAACTTCAGGCGCTCAATTCCTGCGTAATCTTGGAAACCGATTTGGCAAAGCATCACGCCTTATTTGGTCGGTGGTAGATAAAGATGGAGAGAGAATTCAGCGCAATGTCGCGAAGGCTCTTGATGATGCAAAACAGGATTTACAGCGAGCATTGAACAAAGAGAAGGGGTAACAAATGGCAACAGGCGCAATAGTTGCACGCATCCTTACCCAATACTCAGATAAGGGTTCAAAGCAAGCTCAAAAAGATATTAAGAAACTTGGCGCAGATTTTGACAAGTTTGCAAGTAAATCATTTAAGGCATTTGGGCTTGCTGCTGCTGCCTCTGCTGCCTTTGCTGCCAAGATTGGCACCGATGCAGTTAAGGCTGCCATTGAGGATCAGAAATCTCAGGCTATTCTTGCCAACTCATTGCGTAATACAGTTGGCGCTACAGATGCCGCGATTGCATCTACTGAAGAATATATCTCTAAGCAACAACTCTTGGTCGGTGTCTCAGACACAGAATTAAGACAATCGCTGATTACGCTCACTGGCGCAACACGCAGTTTGAGCGAGGCTCAGAGCCTACAAAACATTGCTCTTGATGTGGCTGCTTCAGGTTATGGCGATGTCAATTCAGTCTCAAAGGCTCTTGCTAAGGCATACTCAGGAAATCTAGGCGCACTCAAGAAGTTAGTGCCTGGTATGGATGCCAGCATTGTAAAGAGCAAAGATTTCAATAAGGCGATGGAATATCTTGTTAAAACTATGGGTGGCGCATCCATTACTGCTGCCGACACCCTTGAAGGTCGCTTGCGTATTCTTCGACTTTCCTATGACGAAATCCTTGAAAGCCTTGGTTATGCACTATTGCCAGTGGTACAGGAATTTGCCAAATATCTTCTTAGCGATGTGTTGCCACGCGTGCAGGAATGGGTTGATCTCAATAAAGATGAATTAGCAGCAGGATTACAATCTGCAGCAGGATTCCTTAAAACACTCATTGAACGAGCAATGGCATTTGGGCAATGGGTTACAGATAACACCACTACAATCAAGATTGTTGCTGGACTTATAGCCACAATGTTTGTGGTTGATAAAGTTGCAGGATTTATTTTAGCTCTTAAAGGTATCACCGCAGCATACGCAGCCTTACGCGCAACTGCTCTTGGTGCTGCAATTGCTTCAGCTTTTGCCACAGGTGGAATTAGCCTTGGCGGTGCTGCTGCTGCTTTGGCTGCTGCTGGTTTGGCTACAGTAGGCTTGGCTTATGTAAAAAAGCAGATGGATAAAAGTAATGAAAAAACTACAAAATCCACTAAAGGTCTTACGGGTGCTACAAAAACCAATACAGGCGCAACCAAAGATGCTACAAAAACAGTTACTAATTACAATGCTGCCGTAGGAACTACAAGCACAAAAACAAAAACTTTAACAGATGACCAAAAGAAGGCACTTGAGATTCAAAAGCAACTCAATGCCCAATTTGGAGTAACCACCAAAGAGACTGATCCAATCCAACTTGAGGCGGCTCGACTCAACCTTATTAAGCAACAGCAAATAGGGCTTCAAGCCGTTGATGCTGCTGCTTGGGCGCTATTCCAAACTCAGGTTAAAATCAACTTTGAGGCAGAGCGTTACAAGGATATTCAAACTGCTATCGCGGATCAGAAACTTGATACAGGCGAGATTGAGGCACTATCTAAAAAATGGGGCATCTCTCAAAGCGCCGTTATTGCCTATATCGCATCCGTTACAGGTGCTGGTTCAATCCTTGGCCTTGATAGCCCAGGCAATGTGGCTGCAATTGGCTGGAAGAACGCTCTTGATGCTTACAATGCTTACCTCTTGGCTCAGGGTCAAAAGGTCACAATTACACCACCTGCTGCTGCTTCTCAGGCTGCTGCCTCAATTGCCTCACCTTCAACAGTAGGCGTTGGTGCAACAGAGGCTCAGACAACTTATGAGTCAATGATTTCTCAGGGTTACGACACTACCGCAGCACTTTCCTCAGCTCGTTATGCGGGAATGGCTGCTCAGTATGCTGCTCAACAGGCTGCTGCAAAGGCATCGGGAGTTGTTCAAGGATTCACGCCAACTTCTCAATACGGCGCAAGCACTACCTCACCGGGAAGTGCTGGATTTGTCGGCCCAACAATCAATGTCAGCGTAAATGCAGGAACTGTTGTCGGAAGCACATCTGCTCTTGTAGATACAGTTCGACTAGGAATTTTGGCAGGGCAAGGCAGTGGCAATAAAATTCTATTAAACCCATTGGACTTGTAAGATGGCGATGCCGGTACTTGGTGTCAGCATTGACTTCGCAAACGGCCCTGCCTTCGGCAACCCGCTAGTTCTTGATGATCCAACTTCGTTTCTTGATGAGGCTATTCTTGCCGATAGTGCTGCCGATGTAGTGGATGTCAGCAATATAACCCTAAGCGTGCAAACCAAGCGTGGGCGTAACCGTATCCTTAACAAGTTTGAGGCAGGTAGCGCGAGCATTGTTTTGCGTGACGATAACGGAAATTTCTCGCCTAGCAACACTTCATCGCCTTATTACGGCAAGCTCGTTCCTCTTCGTAAGGTACGCGTGTGGGCTGATTATCAGGATGAAATCACTCTGATTACCACTCGCTACTTTATCTTCTCAGGCTATGTGACTTCCTATGACACCAACTTTGTGCGTGGCTTTGAAGATACATCCACAGTCACGCTTCAATGCGTGGATGGTTTCCGTCTCTTTACCAATATCGCAATCAGCACAGTTTCAGGCACCCCTG